CACCAAAAGATTTGCCAGCCGATTGGAAAGCAATCGCAATGTGCGAATCATCACTAAACCCCAAAGCAATCTCACCAACAGGCAAGTTCATGGGATTGTTTCAATTCTCGCAACCATCATGGGAATTTGTTGGGGGTAAAGGAAAACCACATGAAGCACATTGGAAAGTTCAATTTGCTATGGCAAAGAAGCTGAAAGAAAAACAAGGATGGAACGCTTGGCCTCAATGTTCCAGGAAAACAGGGTTACTATGACATTCACCGATTTACTCAATACAGCAATAACAGTTGGGCATGCAGTACTGCTAGGACTAGGCATGACATTGTTTGTCATGATCATGGTCGGATGGTCATTCAAACGAGCATTTAAAGTTGATAAACAAAATGACCAATTCAAGTACTGGTCAATGAAATGCCAAATATGCAGAATGCAAATGTGGGGTACAACACAAGCATCACTGAACAAAACATTTATGTGGCATTTACAAAACACACATCCGGATGCACAATGAGAAAACCATTTACATCACATGACTACAAGTTTGCCAAAGCATTGCAAGAATCATTGGCAGCTGATGTTGATAACAAAAAGGATTTGTTCAAGAATCCAGAAGACATTGAAATCGCCAAACGAATCATAAGGGGTCAAGAATGAAACACAGGGACTATGTAGGCGTTAATGCTAGGCATCAATCGATCATTGCGTCAATGGACAAACTGATCCAAAGATGCATCAATTGTGGTAACTGGACATTTAACAAGAAACATTGCAGTGTATGCCACAAGATTGTCACAGGTAAGAAATGACAACAACACAAAAACTCATATTCCTTGGCATATACACATTTGTTATGGTGTGGGCGTTTAAATCATGACTACATTCATTTACTGTAAAGAGTGCAAGAAGCTGTATGATAAAGAGTTGGGTTGTTCAAGCTGTGAAGCACAAATGTACATTGAGGAATTAGATTGAGCGCAAAACTGGTTGGTTGGGCATTAGAACAAGAGGGCTTAGAACCACAAGAGAAGCTGCTGCTTGTCATACTTGCTGACCACTTTAATGACAAAGAGGGCGCAGCCTGGGCAGGTCAAGCACGCATAGCCAAGATGATGGGTGTTAGTGATCGTCAAGTCAGAAGATTACAGGTCAGCCTGGTATCAAAGGGACTACTAAATGTAGAACTTAGAACAGGTCAATCAAACCTATACAGAATGGTAACCCCGGACGTATTGTCCTACCCCCTAGGACACACTAGTCCTACCACCCCGGACACTGCTGTCCTACATAACTCTTATAGAACTCTTAATGAACGTTACTTGGACAAATCTAAAGTTACACAAATACCAGACAAATATGTTGCACCAATAGATGACTCAGTTGATCCATTAACAGCAATTACATACATCAAAGACATAAAGAAGAAGCTGAGAAAAGCACAATGACTTACACCTACAAGTACAAGCAAATGCGCAAAGCCATACTCAAACGAGACGACCACACCTGCCAATACTGTGGACAACCAGGAGACCAAATAGACCACATCATCCCAATCAGCAAAGGTGGAGAAGACCACGAAACAAACATGGTAGTCGCATGCAGTACATGCAACGCATCAAAGAAAAACCAAGACGCACAAAAGTTTCAAGAAAAACGAAACGCAAAGCGTTTTTTTGAGACACCATCAACACGCACACACTCCTTAGTCTCCTTATCCCCGAGGGATTTTGGGGTCTTTGAGCCACCTATATTTGAGGAGATTCAAACAAGATGAAACAAGATAATCAAAGAATTTTGCCGGCTTTAGGTAGATCAATTGATTTTGCACAAGAATCAGGTTGGATTACAGAAGCTGATTTGGGTGGTGTTGCAATGATGATGACTTACGCTGGCTTAATGGACAATTCAGATCAACACGATCCAATGATTGTTAAGTGGGGTGCTGAACTTACCAAGCTGATGGACAAATACGGCTTAACATTGTTTGGTCGTAATGAAACACCACAAGTTGTTGAGGGGGGTTCACCAATTGACTCAATCATTGCTGGTCGGAAGTCCAGTCCCGAGAATCTCGACCATTCAAACACCAAACCAAACTAAAGGCAACGAAATTGTTGAACTTGCAAAACAAATGGGTATGCCGTTGTTGCCTTGGCAAGAATATGTCATCAATGATGGTTGCAAGATTAAAGACAATGGTGAATTTGTAAGTAAGACCAATTTGTTGATTATTGCAAGACAGAATGGAAAGACGACACTTACAAAGTTTCGCATCCTTGCCGGGTTATTCCTTTGGGATGAACAATTACAGATTGCCACAGCTCAGAATCGTGATGTTGCTTTGGAAACATTTAGATCAGTTGTTGAAATGATTGATGGGTTTAGTTGGCTTAGCAATAAAGTCAAAGCAGTGACCCGGGCTAATGGTAGAGAAGAAATTGAACTAAAGGGTGGGCAAAGATTTAAGATTGTGGCTGCTATGCCTGGAAGTGCTAGAGGATTATCAGCAAACACTGTCTACATAGACGAAGCCCGAATGCACAAAACAACAGATGCGTTTGCAGCTCTTGCCTACACAATGCAAGCCTCAAAGAATCCAAGTATGTGGGTCACTTCAAATGCTGGTGACATAACATCAACATTGCTCAACCAATTAAGAGCTAGAGCATTACACAAAATTGACAACAACACAGAAGATGACATTGCTTACTGGGAATGGTCAGCAGAGCCAGGACTTAAACTCTCAGATCGTAAAGGATGGGTGCAAGCAAACCCTGCACTTGGTCACACAATCACAGAAAACACTTTGCAATCAAGAATGAACGACAATCCAAACATTATTGCCACCGAAATGCTTTGCCAATGGGTTGATGTAATTCAAAGCCCATGGAGTGCCGGAGATTGGAACGCATGCCAGCAAACAAGCCTCAAACTAAGCCCAGACCGACCAACTTGGATTGGTGTTGAAATATCACCAGACCGAACAGGCTTTGCAATTGTAGGATCACAAATCTTAGATGACAAATCAATTGCAGTTGCTTTGATGGACTTACAAAATCAAGAGAATGCCATTGATGATTTGAAAATTGCTGATCATGTTGCACAATGGGCAAAGAAATATAACGCTGAATCAATTATCTTAAACAAATTCAGTGGCGACAGTGTTGCAGCAAAACTTCGGATGGCGAGCATCCATTCTGAAATCATTACAGGTGCAAAGTATTACCAGGCTTGTGATGAAACCCTAGGTGCAATGGCAGGGGCGCGCATAACCCATGCAGGTCAACCGGAATTGACTGCCTCTGTCAATGCATGTATTAAGAAAACAACTGAAGCCGGATCATGGTATGTGTCTAGGCGTAAAAACTCAACAGCTGCAATTGCAATGATGTTGGCAATACATAAAGCCACTGAAAGACAACACTCTGGTGAATTTGAAATACTAGTGTCTTAAAATAACACGCCAGGCAGTGGTTAGTGTATGATATAAGCAACAACTATGAGATAATTGCGAGACTATGGGCATATTCACAAAATACATTCAGCCACAACTTAAAGCAGCAATTGCACCATACACTTTCCCAGATAAACCATTGTCAGTTTGGTCACCAGGCTTTGATGGTGTCACATCAACTTTTGCAACAAGACGCGAAGCCCTTAGTGTTCCAGCGATAGCGCGTGGCACAAATATAATTAAAGGCACTGCCGGATCACTTAAACTTCATGTTAAAAGAGAATTTGACAAATCACTTGTTGAACCAACACCAGCGTTAATTAAAAATCCCGATCCAAGAATGCCAACTGCTGTTGTGATGGGTATGACAACAGAAAATCTTTTGTTCCATGGTGTTGCATACTGGCAAATCAGAGAACTTGATGAAGTAACAGGCAGACCATCTAAAATTCAATGGATTGATGCACCAAGAGTTTCACAAGTACTTGACTCAACCGGTGAAATAGTTATCGGTTACCAACTAGAAGCACAAAGACTTCCAGACTCCGGTGTCGGATCACTAATTCAATTTACTGGTATTGATCCAGATGGAATTTTAAATCGTGGTGGCAGAACAATCAGAACTGCTGCTGCCCTTGAAAGAGCTGTATTCAATTACGCTGAAACCCCTGCCCCAAGCGTGGTGCTTAAAGCAAATGTGCCAATGGATTCAAATAAAGCAACAGCATTGCTAAGTGCATGGAAACAAGCACGCCAAACAAAAGGAACAGCATTTCTTTCAGACAATGTTGACATGCAACAAATTGGATTCTCAAGTGCAGATTTGCAGATGACAGAAGCGAGAGAATATCTTGCCAAGGAATGTGCCAGATTAATGAACATCCCATCCTACTATTTGGATGCAGCAACAAATTCAATGACTTACTCAAATGTTACAGCTGAACGCAGAGCACTTTTAGATTTTTCACTTCGACCACTATTAACAGCAATTGAACAACGCCTTTCAATGGATGATGTGACAGTGCGTGGACAATATGTTGAATTTGATTTGGATGACTTCTTACGAGGCGATCCATTAACAAGGGCAGATGTGTACTCTAAACTAATTCCTCTAGGAGTACTCACAGTTGACGAGGCACGCGAGGAAGAAGACCTGGTGAGATAATGGAAATTAAATTTAACTCAGACATACTAACAGCAAACACATCCAAACGGGAAATTACAGGAATCATTGTTCCATTTGGAAAACCTGGCTTAACTAATTTTGGCAAGGTTGTATTTGAACAAGGATCATTGAAACTTGGCGAAGATGTGAAATTGTATGAAGATCATGACATGAATAAAGTTCGTGGCAGAATGATTGAACACGAAGTTACACCAATTGGAATCATAGGCAAATTTAAAGTTGCCAGAACCTCAGCTGGTGATGATGTGTTAGCACTTGCACAAGATGGGTTGAAATCCGGATTGTCAATCGGTGCATCAATTGATGAATACGAAAACAAAGAAAATGAAATTTATGTGACAGCAGCATCAATCTTGGAAGTGTCAATTGTTGACACTCCAGCATTTGCTGATGCACAAATAACAGATGTCGCTGCTCAACAAGCAGACGAAACAGAAGTCACTGCAATCAGCGCAAGTGATGAACAAACAAACCAAACCGAAAGTGAGGTCACTTCAATGGCAAATCCAGAAGAAGTAACTCCAGTGGTCGAAACTGCGCCAGAAGTTGCAGTTGAAGCCTCTAAAGCAGTACAAGCACCAGTTGCTTATGCAAAACCACGCGTGAACACAAACATCACAGCTGGCGAATATGCAAAAGCACAATTCAATGCATTACAAGGCAATTCAGATGCACGCGATTTAGTTGCAGCAATTGATGCAGCAACCACATCCGAAAACATCGGAGTTGTACCACCAACATACCTACGCGATTTGATTGGCATCATTGATAACTCAATGCCATTTGCTGATTCATTAGAACAAGGCGTGTTACCAGCATCTGGAATGAAATTCTACCGACCAATTCTTGGTGCTCAAGCAACAACAGCTGTAACAGCAGAAGCAGTTGAATTTGATTCAACTGACACAGCAATCACATCAAAAGAAATTGATGTTGTTAAAATAGCCGGCGCAAATAAAGTTAGTGTCGAACTACTTGACAGATCAGATCCAAGTTACCTTGATGTACTTCTTCGCGAACTTGCTGCAAACTGGGCTCAAAAAGCAGATGCTTATGCATTCTCAATTGCATTAGCAGCACCAGGATCATCTTCTGGCGCAACACTTTACGCAGCAATTGCTGATGGTATTGCAGATTCATATGCAGTACTTCGCAAAACTCCTAACAGATTCCTTGCAGACACAGGAAACTTTGCAGAGTTACTTGGAGCAGTAGATGGTTCACAAAGACCACTATTTGCAGCAGCAGCACCACAAAACGCAGCAGGTCTAATGACCCAAGGCTCAACAGCAGGAACAATCGCAGGATTGGGATTAGTTGTTGATCCAAACTTTGACACCGGTACAGGCGTTAAAGGCGTTGTTTATTCATCTGATGCAGCAACAATGTACAAATCCAGTGCATTCCAATTGCGCACAAATGTTGTTTCAACTGGCGAAGTTGAAATTGGCATTTACGGATATGTTGCAACTTGTGCAAAATATCCAACAGCATTCAGAAACATCACTGTCGCCTAATAAGCGAACAAGAGTTGCCTGGCAGGTTAGACCCCTGTCCTGCCAGGTAACACCACACGAAAGGTAAGACATGGCATCAATCATCACACCAGCAGAATTAAGAGCTGCACTTAATGGTGTTTCATCATCCCTTTATTCTGATGCCGTATTAACAGAAATCATTGACACAGCCGAATCAGTTGTCGGCAATCTTTTAGTCAAATGGAACGCACCAATTGACAAACACAAACACGAAACATCAACCATCACAACTTTACACACAACCAAACCACACAAATTTTACAAAGGCCAAACAGTTGCAATTGAGGGTATTCAAGCCCATGTTAATGGCAGCAAAACTGTATTAGAAGTTGTTGATGAATTTACTTTTACAGTTACAACAACAGCAGTTGCAGTGCATAGTGATTATTACAATGTGATACCTAATGGCCTTGCAGCAGCAAACGATTTGTCACAATACGCAGATGTTGCACCAGTTGAATCAGCAGTGCTAACAGTTTCATTAGATGTATTCAAAGCACGCACATCAGCAGGATCAGTTCAACAAGGATTAGATTTTGTTCCACAACCTTACATTTTAGGACGCACAATCCAAAACAGAATTGTTGGAATGCTAGGCGCATACATTGATGTTGAGGCGTTAATCGGATGACATTAGCAACATTACGCGCAAACCTTAAAACACAAATTACATCAAACAGCGTTTATTCAGTTGTTGATTTTGGTGCAGAATTTGTAACAACTCCAAGCATTATGATTTTGTCATCTGATCCATGGCTTGAACCAGTAACACTTGGAAACAATAAAGCATGGCGCGTAAGATATATATTAGAATTAGTTGCAGCACCAAACACAAATCCTGGTGCATTAACGCAACTCGAAACAATGGTCAGCACAGTCTTGCCATTGATTGGACAATCTTGGCAGATACAATCCGTTTCGAGCCCAAGGATACGACAAGCGAATAGCAATGATGTTTATTCGGTTGAAGTGTCAATAACTACAATCTACAATCCATAAGAAAGGAAATATATGCCAAGCACAGTAATTACTGGTAGATCGATTGCGTTCACATATGACTCTGTGAATTATGATGACCAAATAATCAGTGCAACTGTTACACTAGATGATCCAAACTCAACTGTTCAAACCTTGAATGGATTAGTTGATTATGTAGTGGACAAAGAAGTTGGAACACTAACAGTAGAACTATTACAAGACTGGGGCGCAACAGGCTCAGTTTGTGATGACATTTGGAGCGATGCTGACACAGCACCAACCACAACAAAAACTGTTACAATTCAAATCAATAGCAAAACTATGACTTTGAGTGTTTTACCAAAGAGACCAGATTTTGGTGGCGCTGCACCGGATGCATTAACTGTTTCCGTATCAATGCCAATTCGCTCAGTTTCAATCGCTTAACCTACCGACAGGGGTCACCTTAAATGTTTAAGATACAAATAGAATGGAAGCTTGCTAATGGAAAGTCCTACGAAGAATGGACTATTCCATGGGAAATTGCACAGGCTGAAAAAGAAACTAACACAACTTTTTTGGAATTGTTCAAACGAGAATTGCCACCAAGCCTGGAACAACAATTCTGGCTTGCTTATCAAATGCAAAAACGACTCAGTGATAAACCAGTTGGCAAGTTTGAAGATTGGCGATCACAAGTTGTTCACATCAATTCAAAGGATTTTGCAACAACAAATTTTACACAGCCGGAAGCATAGAACGCACTTTGATAGAACTGGCCGTCATTTCGCGCCAGCCATTGTCAGAGTTCAAAACGCTTTCGGCCGAGCAGGTATCAACAATTGCAGATGTGGTGAGTAAATATCATGGCAACTAGACCTTTTGAAATTAAAATTAAAGATTCTGACATTTTGGCAATTAGAAGAACTTTTAGCAAAATGGATGAAATAGCAAAAGATGATATGAAACGCGTAGCCAATGATATTGCCATTGAAGCAGCCTCAGCTGTTGGCTCAGCTCTACAATCCACACCTCAAGGCCAAGCACTTGCTAGATCAATAAAAGTTTCAAAATCAAAAACAACTCCTTACTTTACTGTTGGTGGTAGCACACCAAGATTGTCAAACGGAACACCAGTTGGTGAAATTGCACTTGGTGTTGAGTTTGGTGCTTACCAAAACAGACCACGCAAAAGAAAATCTGGTCAGTACACCGGATACAAACAATTTCAACCACGATCACCACGCGAGGGCAGAGGTAACGCAGGTTACTTTATTTTTCCAACACTCAAAGCATTGCAACCTGAAATAACAAAAAAATGGGTTGACCAGGTTGATAGAATAAGACGAGAATGGCGCGAAAGGATTTAACATGGCAGACATTAGAACCCTGAAACTGCAACTACTTGCAGACACAGCGCAATTCAGCACAGGCTTAAACAAAGCCCAAGATGACACACAAAACTTTACAAACAAAGTTGACAAGGTTGTTGCTAACGCAGCCAAAGCATTCTTAGGGCTTGCCACAGCTGTTGGAACAGCAGCATTTGCAATTGGTGTCTCAGCTGTTAAAGCAGCGATTGAAGATGAAAAAGCCCAAGCATCCCTAGCTCAAACTTTACGCAATACCACACAAGCAACAGATGAACAGATTGCTGCAACCGAAGAATACATTGACGCAACACAAAGAGCAACTGCTGTCGGTGATGATCAGTTAAGGCCATCACTCCAAAGACTTTTGATTTCAACTAATGATTTAGCCAAAGCACAACAATTACAAAAACTTGCGCTTGATGTCGCAGCCGGCAGTGGAAAGTCTCTTGAAGAAGTCTCAAACATATTAGCAAAGGCATATGACGGGAATTTTAAAGCCTTAAAAAATCTTGGTGTTGAACTTAAAACAACAACAACTTCAACCAAGACTTTAAAAGTATCTAAAGAAGATTTGGCAAAACAAGAACTTAATAATGAATCAGCATCTTTGCGTGTGGCTTCAGCTCAAGAAAGATTAAACAAAGTATTAAACAATTCAAAGTCTGATGCATTAGATGTGCAAAAAGCACAAAATTCTTTGGAAAAGGCTCAACTAGCTGCTGCTGAAGCATCTGACAAGTACAACAAGATTGTTGACAAGCAAGGCAAAACAATCAAAGTTACTAAAGAAGAAGCCGTTTCATTTGATGAAATTGTTAGACAATTAACAGGACTTTTTGAGGGTCAAGCAGCTGTTGCAGCAGGAACATTTGCTGGACGAATGGACTTAATTAAAATTGCTGTCAACGAAGCCCAAGAACAAATTGGATTTGCATTGTTGCCATTATTAGAAAAACTTGCCAAATTTGCAACAGACAGTCTTATCCCAGCATTAGAGGGCTTAGTTAATGGATTGACCAGAAGTGGCAAACAAGGATTAACACGCGCATTCTATGATGCCGGAACTGGTGCAATTACTTTTGGTTATGACATGAAAACAACTGAGGGTTCAGCATATTTACTGGGTGAGCAGATAAGACAACTTGGTGATGCTATGGGCAAATTGTTGGCTATTGATCCAAACAGTGGTGAAAGTTCATTGGTTAAGTTAATTGATTTGATGACTAAACTTGTTGAAAAAACTGAAGCAGCAATCAATGCCTACAAGAGATTTAGTGATTCTTTTGTTGGTGGCGCATTACTTGATGTATCACTTCAACCACTTAGAACTGTTGGCGCAGCTGGCAGTGCATTGCTTGGTGGTAGTCCTGGTCAAATCATAAATGTTAACAACACATTTGGTGCAACTAATTCCAAAGCACAAGCACAAACAGTGGTCAAATCAATCAACAACGCTGCAAAGGCTGGAACTGTCAATAAGTTTGTCAAACCAATGATCCCTGGCAGATAATTATGCCTTGGTCACCAAACGCCACAGTTAAGATCAACGGCACAGCTGTAACAAACTACACGCTTGAGGGCGTACAAATCAGCATGGGTCGTGATGATGTACAACAACAATCATCAGCAGGATTTGCCACAATTGATTTCTTAAACTTGCCTTACACTGATGTTGAAATCTTTGATGAAGTATCAATTACGCTGGACAACTTCACAGGCGTAGACACAACAATCTTCACAGGCACAATCACAGATGTATCAGTTCAAGTGCTAGACGCTGGAACAACAAACACATTTATCACACAGATCAGTGCATCTGGTGGGTTGTCTAAACTTGCAGCTAAAGAAGCAAACATTGTTGGATACCCAGAACAAAAAGATGGTGATCGTATTGTCTCAGTTATCACCGACACTTTTGGACTTAAATGGAATGAAGTTCCTGCAACACAAGTGTGGACTGATTACACCACAGAGACTTGGAATGATTTGCTGGGTGTTGACATCTCAGACATTGACACACCTGGCACTTATGATTTGTTTGATTCTACTTCTGACCCTGGTGCAATCAATGCTTTGAATTATGTTCAAACAGTTGCAGACTCAGGCAGTGGCTACATCTTTGAAACAACATCTGGTGGCATTGGATACCAAGACCAGGATCATAGAGCTGATTATGTAAGTGCCAATGGGTTCATTAACATCTCAAAGAACTTTATTCTTGCAGATGGAATCAATGTCACAACATCACGCAATGACATCATCAATGATGCAATCATCACTTATGGTGACCCAACAGCTTCATTCCAAACTGAGGAACTAGATTCAATCAGCTTGTATGGCAGAATCACAGCATCAATTGACACATACTTAAAGACAGCAACAGATGCCGAAACTTTGGCAGATCGCACAGTCCTTTTGAATGCTTACCCTCAACCAGTAATCCAAGGAATACAAATCCAGATTGATGCACCAACCATGACACAACCATTGCTTGATGCACTTGTTGGCGTATTCTTTGGCATGCCAGTATCAGTGACAGATTTTCCAGCACTTTTGTTTCCTAACCAATTTTTTGGCTATGTTGAAGGATGGTCGTGGGACATAGACAGATTTACTGCTAGACTTACATTAAATGTTTCAGACTTCACATTCTCAGCTGTGCCTGTGGCGTGGCAAGATGTATTTGCCGGTGAGTTATGGAATACAATAGACCCAGCACTACGCTGGCAAGACGCGTTATTAGGAGTTAATTAACACATGGCAACAACTACACCAAACTATGGCTGGACAGTTCCAACTTCAACTGATCTTGTCAAAGATGGCGCAACAGCAATTGAGACTTTAGGTGATGCAATTGACGCATCGATGAACACAGCTCTTGGCACAAAAAAAGCCGGGATGGTATTACTGAATACGACTAGTTTTAGTGCAGTAGCCAGTCAATCTATTAACACAGTTTTTAGCGCAACTTATGATTACTATAAAATAATTTTTGATTTAACCAACTCTGTTGATGATGTTAGTTTAAGTTTTAGATTGAGAGCAAGTGCCACAGATAATTCAAATGCTAATTACAATGGTGGCAGAAATGTTGTAAATACTGCTGGTGGTGGTGGATTTTCTTCATCCCTTAATGCAACTTCATTTCTTTTAGCACAAGTGGGAACTAACAAATCTTTTACACAAATGGAATTTAGTGCCGTAAGTGAGCCACGCTGGACTACTATGTCTTACCAAGGATTTACAAACGGATACCAAGGTGGCGCAGGTGGATTAGAAGCCACTTACACAGCAGACGGATTTACAATTTTTTCAGGAAGCGGAAACATAACAGGAACTGTGAGTGTGTATGGCTACAACAAGTAAAATTATTATTGGTATTGACGACCAAACCATTGAACTTACTGGTAAAGCAAAAGAAGATTTTATTGCAGACAGAGAAGCAACCAATGTCCAAATCAGCCTGCTCGAAGCCGAGTATAAGGCTAAACAAGATGCACGCGAATCTGCTATCAAAAAACTAGCTGAGATTGCTGGCTTAACTAAAGAAGAATTGGCAAGCATCTTATGACAAACTTTAAAGCCATTGCAGCATCCTGGGCAAGATCATTTCTTGCAGGGTTAATTGCATGTTATCTAGCAGGAGTTACTGATCCAAAGATGTTGCTATCAGCCGGAATCGGTGCAGTTGCACCAGTCATCCTAAGATGGCTAAATCCTAATGATGGCGAATTTGGAAAAGTAAATGTCAAAGAAAAAAACGAACACTAGAGGTTGGTCAGGCAAAGACGCTGATCAATGGATGGCAGTAGCACATCTATCTGGTCGCAGTGGAGTCAAAGGCCTATGTCTTAAAACTGTCAGACAAGCCTGGCAAATACCTGCAAAATATCCAAGTGCAATAAGTGCATGGAATAACACACCTAAGAAAAACAAATTTACTGATCCTATGAAAGCACCTATTGGTGCAACTCACTTTTGGAGAGGTGGCAAGTTTGGCCATGTGGCAATTCAATCTTCTAAACCTGGCTATGTGTGGAATACTGATCTACCTGTCAAGGACAGAGTAGGAAAGATTTACTACACAGAAGTCAATGAAAGATGGGGCTACAAATATCTTGGTTGGACTAACAAGCTGAATGGGGTTGATTTAAATGTCTGATGATCACAAGATTGAAATACCTGATGTTTTTGGTGATGCACTTATACAAGTTATGAATGCAGCTCATGAAAAGGGTGAATTGGTTACTGGCTTTGTTTGTTTATTGGAAACTTACAATGGCAAACGCAAAAAGATGATCACAGTTACATCACCAGAAATGCCCGAATACCAGGCTTACGGCATGATCAACTTTGCATCAATAAACTTTGAGTACGCTGACTCACCAGAAGATGATGATTGGGATGAAGATTCAGATTATGATCCGGACTGGTATAAACGCCAATGACAATCAATGAGATCACAGCAATTATCAGTGTGTCAGCGACTATAATTGTGTTGATGATTCGCCTAGTGGTGATGCAAACTAAAATCAAACAAACATTATTTCCAAATGGTGGATCATCACTTATGGACAAAATAAACGATATGAAGATTGAATTAACAAAACTACAAACAAAAACTGATATGATATGGAGTGATGTAATAGACCTTAAGAAAAAAAGGTGATTGTATTAAACGCATTGTCATAATTCCAGATTTACAAATTCCATTCCATCACAAAAGGAATGTTGAGAAGTTACAAGATTTTATATTCGAATCCAAAGTGGATGGCCTTGCTTGCGTAGGTGATGAAATAGATGTTCCTCAGTTAGGTGCATTTAATAAAGGCACTAAAGCAGAATTTGAACGAACACTGCAAAGAGATTTCAACACAGCTCACAATGTGCTTGCAGATTTCAGGGAAGCCCTTGGATCAAAAAAGAAGCCATTTATCTTGCAACGCAGTAACCACAGTCAGCGCATTGAGAAATACATTTACAAGAATGCACCAGCATTTGAATCAGTTACAGCTCTACGCATTGAAAATCTTTTGGGATTGAACAAGTTAGGAATAACTTACCAACGCTCAATGGACTACATTGCACCAGGAGTTTTAATGGGTCATGGAGATGAGGGCAGGCTGTATTCACAGGGTGGGCTCACAGCCCTTAATTTGGGCATCAGAACGGGTCAAAATGTGGTTTGTGGGCATACCCATAGGCAAGGCATCTCAAAGGCTTCTAGGGGCTTTGGTGGGCGTTTAAACACTATATGGGGAATGGAAGTGGGACATCTGATGGATTTACGATCATCAGGTGCAAACTACATTCGAGAAAAGGCAGCGAACTGGCAATCAGGATTTGGCATTTTGTATATACAAGACAATCATGTTGTGCCTCAGCTTGTACCTATTAACGAAAAAGGCAAGTTCATTGTTGATGGCAAGGAGTGGGGTTAGACACACCGGTGTTTGACAACTCAGCCAAGTCGGTCATATAATAAATTTACCTGCACAGAATAACGGGGGTTATATGCACACAAAAACATATCTGTACGAAATTGAACATGACGACAATATGGAAACACAAACCACAATGAAATGTACATGTGGGTGCGATTGGCAATACAAGTTCGGACAAAATCAACCGGAAAGTCCTAATGAGTATTACTAAGTTACTGCGCACCGGTGAAGTTGCTGATCTTCTCCTGGTCAGCAACCGAACCATTCAAAGATGGGCAGACAAAAAACTAATCAAATCAATAACACTGCCATCTGGACACAGAAGATTTGAAGAACAAACAATCAAAGAAATGAAAAGGGGTAAGTGATGGGATTCTTTAACATAGAAGATTACGAACCAGTTGAGGCAAGGCTTTCAAGATTCTGGGAACAACACCAGGAAGATGGAAGAATTGAAACTGAACTTGTTTCACATGTCAATGGTCATTACATTGTCAAAGCAATCATTTGGGTTGGTGATCGTCAAGTTGCTACTGGCTTAGCTGATGAACACACAGAACAAAAAGGTGTGAATGCTCGCAATGCATTAGAGAATGCCGAAACATCTGCAATTGGTAGAGCATTAGCAAACTTCAACTTTGCACCTAAAGGCAAACGACCATCAAGAGAAGAAATGGTTAAAGCCAATTTAACTGAAACACTTGGTGCAACACCAGTGCCTTATGTTGAAAAACCAATTACTTATTTGAAACCTCGCAGGATTGCGACTCCGAAGATGTCTGGTTGGTTACAGCGCGAGCTGAAAAAAGCCCTACCAGATACCAATCAACAAAATGCTTTTGTTCAATTCGCATCAAGGCGCGCAGATGCTCAGATTGTGCCGGAATCAAATTTGACATTCGAAGAAGTAAAGCCCCTTTTGGATGACATACAATCAGGCCATCTTGTTGATAACATTACAGCATGGAAACAGGGAATACCAAAGAGCCATGAAACAGCTGAACTTATAGCTGCTGGTGGCGCAGAGGATGATCCATGGACATCTCCGGGATTCTGATGTATATAACGCTACAAACAACACCAAAAGATTTGCCAGCCGATTGGAAAGCAATCGCAATGTGCGAATCATCACTAAACCCCAAAGCAATCTCACCAACAGGCAAGTTCATGGGATTGTTTCAATTCTCGCAAGCATCATGGGAATTTGTTGGGGGTAAAGGAAAACCACATGAAGCACATTGGAAAGTTCAATTTGCTATGGCAAAGAAGCTGAAAGAAAAACAAGGATGGAACGCTTGGCCTCAATGTTCCAGGAAAAC